TAACGCCCTGGCGCGCACATAGGCCCTGGAAATTTTCCAATTCCCTGGCGAGAGCCGCCAGGAAAGCGCGGCGATCGTCATGCCAGAGCGCGGCCTTACGCTGGCGCGCGGCCTGAACATTCGGAAAAACCCCACGCCCCGCCGTGTCCAGGCAAGGCGCCGCGCATCCGGCCTTATGCCGCCAGGGGCAGAGAATGTCATCAGGCGAAAGGGAAAGGCCGGCTAGGCGATACTCTGCAGCGCCCTTGTCCGTTTTGCGCAGTTTGGTATTTCCGCCGCGCGTATCCAAAAGCTTGATTTTGTGAGCCATTGAAAAATCCCCATTGAAGGCCGGCCCCGCGCCGGCATGGGGCATATCCTATGCGCTTTAACCTATACGCGCAAACACAAAAAAAAGGGCGCCACGCGGGCGCCCTTGGTAGATCGGGAAGGAAAGGCTAGGCCGCGGCGGCGGCCGTCAGTAGATCGTCTAGGCGCTGGCCGAATTCAGCGAGGGCGCGCTCCCGGCTGGAATGGTAGCCACCAACGTTAAGGCCGCCGTTTGCCGTGCTAAACCGATGCACGGCCCAGGGGTGCGGCCCATGGGCAAGGCATAGGGTAATCGCGGCCCCCATTGCAGGGACCGCGTGAATGGCGACAAGCTCGAAGCCCTGGCGCTGCGCTTCCGCGTCGGCGGCGGCGATGATATCGGCATGATCCATTTTCAAACCTCCAATGCGCGCACAACGCGCTCAGTTTCCGGGCGAAGGGAAGCCAACGCCGGCGTGATCAGATCAAGTAAAGCCTCGCGAATCGCCCCGGGCAGAGCGGCGGCCACCGCCTGATCGATTCGGGCCGCCACCTCGTCTTCCACGCCTGCCCCGCCTAGGCGCGCGTCAAGCGCGCCCTCTACGGCGTCGTCTAGCTTGTCTTCAAGCTGCGCATAGACTTGATCCTCGACTTCCGCAGGCAATTTTTCATCAATGGCGCGCTCAATTTCATTATCAAAATCAGGCAGCAAGTTATTAATGGCGCGCTCGATTTCAGGCAGTTTGTGATCAATGACGCGCTCAATTTCGGGCTGCATAAGCACCACCAAGGCGCCCGCAAGTTGCTGCAAAAAAGCGTTCTCATTTTCCATTTTTGAAGCTCCCAATTGGGCCCGCCCCGTGCGGGCATGGGAATGATCGCATAGGTTTTGGGGAAAAGAAAAGGGCGCCGCATGGGCGCCCCTGGTCAGAAAAAACGGCGCACCCGCTGGGGGATGCGCCATGCCCGAAACATCAGGCGACGGCGGCGAGCAACTCACCGGCCTTGCGTTCTAACGTCACGCGATCCTCTTGGTGCGGAATGTCCCGGGCAACTGCGGTTATCGCCTGGGCAGCATCCCAGACAGTGCGCATTTCGCGGCCCTCTTCCGAAAGGTGACGGGAAAGCGCAGCCGTCGCTAGGCGCTGACTCATCCCGGCGCGGCGGGTAAGGAATTTAAGCTGCGTATCCTTATCGTGCGCGATTTCGGCAGCCTTCGCGGCCTGGGTGGTTTCAATGAAAGACCGCGCCCCGGAACGGGCAAAGTCAGCCAGGGCAGGGCGGGCCTCAGCGGCGAACCGGTCGGGCGCGTACTTCGTATGCCGGATGCGGATTTCTTGGAAATCCTGAATCCCCGTTAGCAAGCGGTTATTGCACACTCCGCGAAGGTAAAACCCCGCGATGCCCGCAGTCTTTGAGCCCACCTCAGAATTCCACGCATAGAAACCCTTAAAGACTAGATCGGGCTCGCCGCTAGGCAGGCGCCCCACCTCAATCGGGTTTCGGTCATCAACCAAAAACACAAAAACGTCCCGATCCGACGCGAAAAGGGAAGTGCTTTCTAGCGTCACGGGTGCTTCAGGGTCATACGTCATGCGCTCCCCGTTCCAGTTCAGCAAGCGCCCTGGGATTTTCCAGCGCCCGCCGGACTCCTCCACTAGTCGCTGGATCGGTTCGAGCAATTCGAGATCGTGAATCCGCCCATAGTCGGGGCCGGTCATAGCGCGCAGGTGAGTGCCCGCAGGGCCCGCGTAAGCCTTCACTTGCTCGCGGCTGCGATTGTGGCGCAGGCCCCATTGAATGCAGTCGGCAGCCAAAGGCGCAGGAAGATCGCGGAGGTAGGCCGCAGGGGCGCCAGAAAGCTGGGCAAGCTGGCCCAGGCTCCAGTGCGTGGGACGGCGCAGGCCCTCCCCGTTGGCGTCGCGGTAGCTGACCATGACGCTCCCGTGGCGGGGGTTGTTTTCATCAATGTCCCCGATCACTTCGAGGTCATGCGTATCCACAATGCTGCTCCGCAGGTTTTGCGAATCGCTGCGCTTGAAATCGATCATTTCCTGCAGGCTCAGGAACCGCTCATCCATCGGGCGGGTATGCCACTCAGTGGCAATGCGAGAAGAGGTTTGGCCAGTTTGCGTACCGGCGACGGTGAAAGGCGCGTGAAAGACGTTGCTCATAATGATCACTCCAAAGGTTAAGGGCGGGCCTCCCCGTGAGGCCCATGCGAATCCTCTCATCATATCCCATGGGGGTGCAACTGTTTTTCCAAAAATAAAAAAGGCGCCCGTAGGCGCCCTGGTCTAGCGGTGGCGAGGCCTTCGCCTGACAGGACGGCGGCGGGCCTTTTCAACGGCCTCCTTCCCGAACAGCAGCGAAGCAAGCCAGTTAAGTAAAAACATCAGACCGCTTCCTCCCAATACGCCGCATCAGAAACGTCCGAAACGCCCCATTTAGCCGCCACTTTTTCGCGCAGGGCGTCAGCCATGTTGACAAAAAGGCACTCCCCCTTGTGGTTGTAAGCGTAGGAAACTCCCACCAAAAAGTGCATGTTTTCGCTGCCCACTTCTTCGATGACCAACACCTCACCTTCGCAAAGGTGCCGCCCTATTTCCTCCTCACAATCGACTAGAGCAACAGCCTCGCTTTCTTCATCCGGGTATCGGTAAGGCGTAGACCCGTCCCCGTTATAACAAACAAAGCCCACGCGCCCATCTTTTGCGTAAACCAGCTCGCACTCAAAATCTTCAACGAAATCCCTAAAAGCCCGCTCGTCCTTCACGCGCACATAGTTGCTGCGAACGCTGCACACATAATTTGCCATTTCACTTCTCCCAGTCAGGCCGCCCCGTGCGGCTCAGGTGGGACTTTATGCGCATCTATGGGTGCAATCAACCCCCAAAGCTCATCCCACCCAAAGGGGTAGGTCCAGTACAGAGAAGGCTCAACGTGGAGCCCGTTCATCCGAACGTCCAGGGCCTGCCCGCCCCGGTACAGAAACAACTCGCTGGTCTCCCGGTTTTCGTGGGTGTGCAGCCGGCGCACCAATAACCAGACGCTGGCTCGCTTGTGAGCAGTCAGGAACGCCACCTGATGCGGGCGCAGCTCTACGATAGCCGTGCCCGTGTGCTTAAGCTCGATCAGGTGGAAGTTCCCGGCTTCGTCGCAAGCCATGACGTCCGGCACCCCGGGGGTGGCCCAGGTCTCAAGCCTCGTCAGACTGATCCCAGGTCTCTCCTTCTTCGTCGCGTCCCGCAGATTCTTCCAAAGCTGCCTCTCCCTCAACCCAACTTTCTGAGGGCTCACCCGCGTGTCCACCAGCGGGAGCGGCGAGTCTTCGGTCCGCTGCATCGTGTGCCTCGCTGGCTTCTTCCGCTTCCGGGGTGACGTCGATGATGTTTCCTTGGGCACGTTTGATCTCCTCCAGGGCTTTGAGAACGTCTTCCTTGCTCATACTGTCGATGCTGCCGTGGCGCACTTCAGACTTGCTGATGTAAATGTCGCCATGGGCCTGCCCGCGCCGGTATTCAGCCTGCACGGCGGCAGAATAGGCGCCATTCTCCAGGGCTCGGTCGCGGATAACTTGCAGGTCGCGAAGGTGTCTTTCGTAGGTCACCCCGAATTTGGCGTCTAATTCGCTCTTGAGGGCGCGAATGCGCGCAACCACGTTGGGGTGCTTCCTAGGGTCTGTCAGCTCATACGCGCGCTGTGCGGCGCTCTCAGCGGCATATCCAGCATTCTCCGCCGCTTCCCGCTTGGTGATCATGCCGTCCTTCAGGACAAACTCCCGCACAAAGGCCTCCTGACGGGGGGTCAGAGGGCTATCGACGGTCAATTTCTTCCTCCCACGGGTTTCTACCCGGGTAGAATTGCCGCTCTTGTCTGCGATTTGTCTTGCCATGGGATAAGTCTCCACTTTATCGCGTGTAATGAAAACAATGCCTTACGGCGCACTCTTGAGTCGTTACCTTTTAGGTTTGGGCTAGGTAACCAAAAAAGTATCCCTCGCCCCTTCTTTAAGCCCTTGTTTTATATATAGAAAGAAAACATAGTTACATGGTTACACGGGTTACGGCCATTTGACGCAAAATTATTGTTTTTCTTTTTCTGTCTATATATAGGGAAGGGGGTTTTTGACCCAAGGGCCGTGGACCGTGATCCCTGTGCCCCCACCCCAACGCAAAGACCCCCGATCCGTGGACCGGGGGCCGTGTCTTACGCTGACTCCTTCTCTTTCCTAGCAGCCTCTCTCTTGAGCCGGTCTTGATGCCGCTTCTCCTCCCACTCGATGGCTTTGTGGACTTCTTCCATCCATTCGAGGTGGGTGGGTAGGTCGTGTATGGAGTCACTTTCTTCTGCGGGCTTGATGATCCGGCTTTCGACGGTGAAGAGTCCGATGGGGGTGGGCGGGTTGCCGGGTTCCCATTGGAAGGCTCCCATGTCGGTGCAGTGCAGCTCGTCGTCTTTCCCGTAGATCACCTTGACCAATTTTGG